GTGCTTGGTCTGCGGCATGAAGGGCCAGACCACCACGCGGCGTCCGGTCACCGTCAGGGTCGGATGGTCGGTCGGGAAGTTGAAGGTGTAGAGGGCGTTGATGACCGGCGCCCCGTTGGTGCTGATGTTCAGCGTATAGGTCCGGGCCTCCAGCGCCGCGAAGGACGTCGGTGGGACCTGTGGCTGGGTCAGGGTGATACCATCGGTCCCAACCTGGCTCAGGCTGGACAGGAGCTGGGGCTCGAAGTAGGCGCTCCAGACCTCGACATCCCGGACCTGTGTGGACAGCAGATTACCAAGCTCAAGGACTCCGGGCCGCACGTGGACCCGGTAGTAGTAGTCATCTAGGAACGACGGGGCCTTCCACCCGTCAAAGGTAGCCTCGATTTCCTGGATCGGAAGGTTGTCTATCAGTGCGCTGTGGCCGGTGGTTGTAACTTCCACCGGGAGGACAGGAGGGCTGTTGTCCACAGGTCCGGCGTCCGGGACTCCGTACTCTACAAGGGCAACCCGGCGTTGGTCAAGCCCAACGTAGGCATGGGTGGTGACAACTGCCATTTTAGACCACCTTCAGGTAGGCAATGCCGCGTTGGCCGCTACGCCCGCCCTTGGCGTACCACGGAAACACCTTCCAGGTGTCGGACCCGAGGGTGAACTCATCACCGGGCAGGTAATTGGTCATGTCCATATAGCGCATGCCCGGGATGGTGCCGACTGGGTTCAGGAACTCGTCATTACGGTTGACGGACACGATATTCGGGAGGATCACTCCAACCCCGTTCAAGGCGTTGGGGGCTAGGTCTCGAATCGGGCGGTCATGAACACCACCCCCCTGACAGATGCTTGCGGTGTTGAAGGTGGAGAAGGTGCGTGAGGAGAAGGCCCAGTTATTGAAGGAATCGTGCTGTACCCGGAGGTAGGACCCGGTCAGGGAGCTAGCTTGTGATGAGGTGTAGTCCGCGCACCGAAAGGGAACCTCTTCAAGGGCGTAGCTAGCGTTATCGACGTCTGTCCAGAGCCACGAGCTCGTGTTAGTGACGTGTTGCCCTCCGGTAGCATAGAAGAATCGACCCCCACCTGGCGCAGCAGGATTGAACAAGTCAAGCGATCCGCAACCGAAGCGCATAAAGATACCGGTGGATACCTCTACCTCAGCGTACAGCGTCTTGGCGTCCGGGGCGAAGAAGTGGTAAGCAGGGAACGGGCCCAAGTTGATCACGAGCGGGAACCATGCGTGGGCCTGATCCAGCGAGGCACCAGTCTGACGCTGCGGGTAGCCCGGCTGCCGGTCCCAAGCATTACCACCAAGGTAGCCGTCCGATCCGTTGATAGCCAACCCGGTCTTGCTCGACTGGTTGGAACCATTAACCAAGGCGGTCTCATTGTTCCACGCTCGGAAGTTGAAGTAGGCAGAGCTCTTCTGGATGCAGAGCTCACGCCCGGACCCGACGGCGGCCCAGCGGTTGACGGACCAGCCCTGCGCAATCGCGAAGAGCCGGAACTTATCCAGTAGGTCATTGATATCCGTTGAGGTCCCGGTCTGGTAGGCCATGGTCTATCCCCTTAGTCAAGCGACAGCGCCCAGAACTCGTGGACGGTGTTGCGGTAGGCGTTCTGGAAGATTATGTGGGTCTTCCCGTTGTAGGTGGTAGTGTTCTCCGCGCTATTCTGATAGCCACTGATGGCGTACACCCCCTCCAGCTCGCCGAAGACCATCCACGATGGGTTACGCTGAAGTAATACGCATGGTTGCATGATGTAGCCACCACCGAGGCACTCCCGGTACGGGCGCCGGCCAGAGGTCCACTTCTCATTCTCGCAGTGAGGCCAGATGGAGCGGTTACCGCCTGTCACATCGAAGGGAAGTGAGTATCGGAAAGAGAAGCCTTGAACACCATCAACGGCCGAACTGTTGCGCTTAGGGCGGTTAGCGAAGTGCCTCCAGTCCCCACCCGGATCGCGAACATACATCGTCGCCCAAACGCTCTCCGACTCCGAACCGGAGTTCGCCCCCGGCCCGGGGAACACACCGTGCTCATAGGACGCAAACGAATAACGCCAGTTCGCCGAACGGTTGTAGTCGTTGGGCACAAGGGACCCACCTACGGCGAGCGGATAAGGGTACTGCCCGGGCGTTGCGTAAGGAAGGATGAAGCCAAGGTAGCCGCCCTCGTAGTTGGTGGACACCTTGACCCCGAAGCGAAATGACCGGCCAGAGGCGCTAAACCAGTAAGGCATCGCCGCGTCCCAGCAAGGTACCATCGGGATAGCCTTAGTGAAGGTTGCACCATACCCCGGGATCGCCCCCGGCTGGAGAAACCACGATTGGACGTTGGGGTCATACCCGGTGTAGCCATTCAGAAACAAGTTATACCAGCCGGCGGCTGCGTCGTACTCAGCTCGGATGCCAGTGTAGATCGCCTCCGTTCCAGAGTTCCCGGGGGCCTTGAGTATCGCCTCACTACCAAAGTGGTTGGCGACCGTCTCATCGGCCTGGAGTAGGAGGAGCTCCGTCCAAGCGATATTACCTGTGGTGGTACTACTCTGCGTCTTGTCCCAAAGAATGCGCCAATACTCGTGAGCTCCTGGAGTCCCCGGCACGGAAAAGTCCCGTGTCTCCCCGAGGACAAAGACGGCGGTGTCGGTCACAGTGAGGGCTGTGGTCCAGGAGCTGTTGTCGTCCGAATACTGGAGGCGGAAGGACTTCGGTGCATAAGATACATAAGACGACCCGACGGGCGCCTTGATTCTAACCGTCTTCACTTCCCGGGCTTGGCGAAGGCGCCAGGTGTTATGGCTGACCCCTGCGGACCAATTGCTCGCGTAGAAGTGCCCCTCCCAGCCATTTGCCATCGGGTTGTTGGTGTTAATGCTCCGTGGATCGTAGCGAAAAGTGTGCCGCATGTAGCGGGAGTTACCCCCACTCGAAGGCTCATTGAGGTTCGAGGTATGGGAAAGCAGATTATCCCGGCGAAGCCGGAGAACTTCCCAGTCTTGATTCGCAGCCACGAGAGTGGCATTGGTCGTCAGGAAGGAGATGATCTTCCCGAACAAATCCTCGAGGTTGTTTGCGGTACCGACTTCGTTCGCCATGGTTACTCCTTAGAAGCCCAGCGCGCGCTGGTTGCGCTGGACAACATTCATAATCAGTTGCTCGCCTTCGTCCGAGCCGAGGTAGTCCCCCACCACAGCCGGGTCCAGCACGTTGATGTTGCGGACGTTGACCACAGGGGGCGCGGCCGGGGCGCTTTCCTCCCCGCCCTTGAGCATTTTAGCCGTTTCCGCCCGGGACGTCACCTTGGCGGGGCCTTCGATAAGCTCGGGGCCGTATTCACCCACTAGACCGATCTTACCGGCCGGGATGTTGCCACCCTTGTCATAGGCTCCTGCGAAATTCGCCCCGTTGATCTGGGCCAGGATAGAGGCACCAGTCGCGGCGACCCGGGCCATCTCAGCTAGGTTCGCCGGGAAGCCCAGCTCCTGCGCCTTCGCCAAGCCTGTGGAAATCGACATCGCCGCTTGCGCCACGGAGAAAGCCTTGCTGATCGCGAACATCGCCCGGTAGGCGGTGGACTGCTCCCCGGCGTAGGCCTTGGCCAGCCCCGCCAACCCATCGAACAAGGCCCCCGCGCTGGCCAGCTGGGTCTGCAGCCGTTTCTGCTCCAGTGCCGCCATCTCGTTGGAGTACTGTTCCTCGAGGCGCTTCATCAGCTCCAGCCGCTCGGTCTCCGTGACCACCGTGCTATCCAGGATGGCCTGCTTGCGCCGCTCGTAGGATTGGAGGATCATCTCCTCCTCGGTGAGCAGCCCATTGTAGAGGCTGTCCCGCTCCCGCTGCTTGGCTTCTTCCAGCTGCTTCAACTGGCCATCGTACTCGGTCTGGAGTTTAGCCGCCAGCTCGTCCCGCAGGGCAGACCCAGCGGCGGTGTTGTCCATGACGATCTGGAGGCGCCGGTCGTAGCTCTCCTTGATGGCCTCTTCTTCGGACAGTAGGGAGCGCCGGACCTCTTCGAGCTCCTTGCCTTTGGCCTCCTGCAGCTTGGCTAGCTGGTCGGCATATTCCTGGTCCAGCCGGCTCATGAGGTCCGCACGCTGGGCTGAGCCGTCAGCAGTGTTCTGCTCAATGATCTGCTTGCGCTTCTCGTAGGAAGCCCGGATGGCCTCCTCTTCGGTGCGCAGGGATTCTACAAGGCGCTGGAACTCGTCCTGGCGCTTCTTAGCAGCGGCTGCGGCGGCCTTGTCCACACCAGCCGAGGCGCCTTCGCCCCCACCCGACTGCCGGAAGCCGGCAAGGCGGTCCCCGGTCTGGGCGCGACGGGCGGCTTGGTTCTTGTCATACTCCTCGCGAAGCTTACGAGCTGCAGCGATCTGATCCTCGGTGGCCTGTACGGTGGTATCACGCTCCTGCAGGGCAGCAGCAATGGAGTCCAGCCGGGCGGACTGAATGGCTTCCATCCGCTGGGTGTAGCGGGTGAAGGAGGCGGAGATGGTGTCGTCCGTGAAGATGGCGGTGACGGCGTCCTTCCAGAACTCGGCCCCAGCCTTCATCCGGTCGAGACCGGAGGCGAACTCCACCACCATGATCTGGACGATGGCCCGCAGGTTGGCCGG